CTGCTACAGGCGCATTAAGGCTGTCAGGCATATCGCCACCTACGCCCAATACATTTAGGTCATAGTTACGGTCTTTGTTTTGGTTTGGGTTAAAGGTAATGCCAGCATTAGACGTAGCTGCACCTAGCGTAGTTACGCCTGGGATAGTCAGCGTAGGGAACTTAAACTTTGCTAATAGGTCTAGTGCAGCTTGTAGGTTAGCCAGGTTGATTAGATCGGTTGACTTCATACCTGCTAAGACCCTGTTTATGTCTAGCAGCTTGGCATCTTGCTTTTGCAAAGCGCCTAATATGTTTAAGTCTGCGTTTAGTTTAGCTGTGGCCTTTTCTATAGCTACCGTATCCTTAGAGGCTATAGCATCCTCTAAAGCGGCTATATCTTGCTTAACTTTTAGGCGCTGTACATCATTGGCTATAGCTAATATCTGTGAGCCTGTAGTGGCTTTGCCTAGCGCCTCAGCCTGACCAATTAAAGCAGCGTTAAGTTGGATTTTATCTAAATCAAAGACATCTGCGCCCTTAGCCAGGGCTAAATTAGCCTTGTCTATAGCTAAAGCTAGTTTTTTAGCATTAGCCGTAGCTAGTGCCGCTGCCGCTGTTTTTTTAGTCTCATTAGTAATTTTTTTAGCTGCAGCAAGGGCTTGCGCATCTTGTGCTTTTTTACCTTGGTATGAGGTAGCCATACCTGTGCCTGCAAACTTACTAGCGGCTCTTGCTCTATCCTGGGCCTCAAAATCTGCAAAAGCTTTTTTAAGATCGCCGAGCATATTGAAGGCCCCGCTGCCAGTTACAACATCTAACACTCGTATAAAGCGGGCTGCGTTAATAATGGCAGTACCTATAGCGCCACTAATAGACTCTATAAGGCTAAGGGTTTTAGGCAGGCCACCTTCACCGCCTAAAATTGCAAGGGCATCTACTAAATCTTTACCTAGTGACTCGGCTACGTTTGCACTCGCTACGCTTAATTTATCTAAAGAGCCTGCGTAAGAGTCAGCTGCTATCTGTGCCTGACCTTTACTTACCTTAGCAACCTGCGCCAAAATCTCCTCAAAGCTCATAGCTGCTAGCTCGGCTTTAGTCAGGCCCAGCTGGTATTTCATTAACCCACGAGTATTACCCTGGTAGGCCTTTGATAAATCTGCAGAGACGCTCACTACGTCAACGCCACTCATAGCGCTAAGGTCAAGGGCTGTACGTAGTAAATCTTGTGACTTAATATAATCGCCCGTACTGGTCAGTAACATCTGATAGGCAGGGCGTAGCTTGTCATCGAGTACGCCGTATTGACGCTCTAAGTCAGATATAAACTTTTTAACGGCTGGGTCAGCAAAGGCTAAGCCTAAATTATTAAGAGTTTTGCTTAGTACCTTAGCGGCTTTGTCATCGGCTGCAAAAGCCTTAACGGCCTGCATCGCACCTCTAGCGCCAAAGGCTAAACCAAAAGCCCCAGCTAAACCTTTTACGCTTTTAGTAAGTGTCTTAGTAGCTGTCTCTGCCTTACTAAATGCCTTTTTGCCTGTGAACTCGGAGGCTATATCTATAACTACGCTGGCCATAATTACACCTTTGTACTTTGATTGAGTTTAGCTGCGGCTAAGTTAATAGCTGTAATAACGGCTGCCTGAGCCTTGCCGTTATTCTCATCGTAGGCCCTAAATAAAACGCGGCCTTGCATCCTGCCTTGGCCCTTAAAAGGTGCGTTATATTTTTGCTGTTGATTTTTCACAAAGACACTCTCAGGGCTTAATTTACCCATACGCTCATAGATAGATGCTGCAGCGTTTTTATTAAAGATACTGACCAACGATCTAAAGCCTTTAGAGTTAGGTTTTGAGGGTGTGGTCTTATAGCCTATTTTAGATTTTGCTAGGCTTACGTCATAAGTAGGGAAGGTACCTACTGAGTCAGGCCGTGCTATCCAACCGCTTAATATCTGTCCATTATCGGGCAGGTATCCTTTACCAGTTTTAACTATAGGTTTAAGGGCAGTTGCTACTTCTTTAGGCAACGCTTTAGCAAGGTCAGGAGTGAACTTTTTAAGAGCCTTGCGTAGCTCAACGCCCCCTTTTACCTCTACTGGCATTTTGCTGCTCCTTAGCTTTATCGGTTAAAACCTTTAGCATATTCTTAAACATATCTGCATCTAGGTCTAGTAAATACTGGGGCGCGATACCCGTTTCTACGGCTAGCTGTGCGACCAGGTAACCAAAACTACCGCGCCCCACTATTGCGAAGGGTCATCGTCCAATACCTCAACCTTAGCTAAGGTGTCTAAAAACTCTGCCCCAAACATAGGTACGGTTTGCCCGCTTGTGCGTAAACACTCCCAGGCTAGCCAGTACACATCGCTTTGCTTTTCATCATCCCTAAAGGCTTTGTGAAAACCTTTTTTAGCGTATAACTCAAAGGCGTACTCAATACGTGGCGTAATCTGATGATCCGATACGCTGCCGTCTGCCCTTGTTATTTTAAGTTTTGCCATTGTGTTAGCCCCTTTTCTTTATTCTCAGCTAGTTGTAATTACGATTGGTGAATTACAGGTAAAGGTAATGCTCTGAGTAGCAATATCTGCAACAGCGCCGTTAATATCTGTAGTGTTATTAACTAGCACAGTAGTGCTGTAAAGCGGGTTAGTTGCTGAAGTTGCAGCGCTAGATTGCTTTAGCGTTAGGGCTACAGTTGTACCCCAGGCAGCTTGCAAAGTAGCGTTTACGTTTGCTGCAGCTGTATCGCTCAAAAAGTCTAGAGTGATAGTGCTGGCCTCTAGGCCCTTAACAAACTTATGCGCTGTATCGCCCATAGCTGTAACTTCTAGCTCGTCAAAAGCACGGTTGATAGTTGCGCTTGTTACGTGATCTGATAGGGCTACCGAGTTAAGGGTAACCACTACGGTATTGGATAGATAAATCGCCATTGGGCTATTCTCCTGTTGTCTCGGTAGGTGTGTCTTTTGTCTTTGTCTCTTTAACCTCTACTGGCAGCTCTTGGCCAATTTTGATTAAAAACGCTTTTTCTTCATCTGTAAGTGCCATTAGTTAGCTCCAGCTCGTTAGTATGCTTATTTGTAAATCTGCCGTTAGATAGTCACCTGCGGCAACACTTAGTACGCTTGGCGCGCTTACGCTAGTAACATTAAATACGATTGTGCTAGCAGCTAGCTTTGCAAAGACAGCTACTATCGTGTCCTCTATACCTATGAGGTTAGCCTCATTAGAAAACATAGGCACCGTCATAATAATCTTAAAATTAGCCATAGGCGAGATAGTTGCCTGAGAGTTATTACTTGGCGTGATATATGGATCCGCAGGGGCCACCACCACGCTGCTACTTTGCATTGTGCTGGGCGGATAGTTAAATACCGTCCACACACCGACATTAGCCAGGGCTGCAGCTATTGTGCTGCGTAAGGTAGTTATAGCTGCAGGCATTAGCCGACCATACCCGCAGGTGAAAGATACGGGGCCAAAAGACCACGCACGGATGCCATAAGAGTGTTAGACATCTTAAAAGGGCTAGGGCTGTAGCCGTCTAGGCTAGTGCCGCCGTTTTGTGTACTGAATCGTGAAGTCCATATATTTTCTGCCAGCATTAAAGCTGCGGCGTTAATAGCTGGGGTATTGGCGTAGGTAGCGGTTTTTGTATCGTCACCTGTCATAGTGCCATAAGGCAAGATGCGCCTAAAGTTTTGATCACTAGCAGTTTTTGCATATTGGATAAAGCTATAGCCCTGTGGGAATTGCCAATAGTTAAGCTGCATATTAAAGGCAGGCAAGATATTAGCTGTGCCTGTGCTAAATGGAATTGTGCCCGTAATTGTGTAAGTACCGTTAAAGGTTGAACCAGCCCCAGCAATAGTTACTGATTGGCCCGTAGTAAATATGCCAGGGTTGGCAACCATAACTGTAGCGACATTAGACACCAACGCGGTACCGACTACGGGCGCGCTGTCAAACCATAAAAAGCCGTTTATTAGATCTTGTGCAGCTTGGCAGGTGTCCTCTATCCAGGTATAAGAATCGTACAAAGTGCCAACGCCCAGGCTAGCCTTTAAGGTAGCAGCTGTTACATACGTGGCTGGCATTTTTGTACTCCTATCTTACTTAGGTTTGGTAAGCCTCAAAGGGCTAAGAGGCCTACCAAACTATTAGTGGGTTTTCTTAGGTGAAGTTGTAACGGATAATACCCTTAGGCATTTTTGCAATAGTTGCCATATAGCCATAAATAGCCACCTGGATTTGCAGATTGCTAACTACGTTAACTGACATATAAGCCTGTGGTGATTGG